CAAATGCTTTCATACATTCGTCCATCTTTTCGTGAAGACCTTTAAGAAGCTCGGTGTGAGCGTTTGAGCATTCGTGCATGGATTGCATTACTGCGGACATAGACTTAAGAATATCTTTGGTTTCTACCATTTTTTCTTCGTCTTCGTCTTCAGCTTTTTCTTCTTCATCCATTTCTTTTTCTTCTTCGTCTACTTCTTTGTCTTCTTTTTCGTCATCGTCATCGGCAGCTTTTTCTTCTGCATCTTCATCTTCTGCTTTTTCTTCATCGTCTTTAGAAGAAGCGTATTTTTCTTCTTCGTCTTCATCTTCTTTCTTTTTCTTTTTTGGCTTGCCCTGAGTAGGGGGTGATTGTAATTCATCCATTGCGCTCTTAATCCAGTTTTCTTCGTTGGTTGCCACGGTAGTAAACTCCTTAATGTCAATTTCCGGAAACATCGTTTTAATTTCTTCAAGGCTAGAAATCTTGCGATAAACCGGAGAGGTTATATCTAATAATTTATAATGCTTTGCAAGGATGATGTAAACCCCGATTTTAATTTTTTCGGGGAGTAATCCTTCTTGCAAGGACAAGAGGACCGCCATAGCCATCTTGACCTCAGACTTTACTGCCTTGTATTGCTTTGCTAAAAGTTTACCAAACAAAGAATTTGTTTCTAAGCGTGATAGGGTTTTAGCACTCTTAATAGATTTTTTTTCTTTGGAATACTTAGGATGATCTTTGTGTAAGAGATCATTGTCTGTTATGTATTTTTTGTTTTCTGGTTTTCCGTTTTTACAAAGATATAAGAAAGCATTAACCCTTGCAAAAGCCCATTGAGCACGGGTCATGTTAGGACGGTGGGAAGAAGAGAAAGCCCCTGCCCCTCGGCGATACACAGACTTGACTGCCCCTAGAGTAGTCTTTGCCCATGCTGGTTTTTCTTTCATCTTTTCATTATGCTCTTTTATTTTATTCTTAAGAGTCTTTTCGGTTGACTGACTAATTGTAATTTTGCCTTTATCATCCGAAGCCGAGTTAGGCTTGTTAGTATCGCTTCCTGTTATTTGATCTTTAGGTGGAGCGGGAGGATTCTTTTTCTCAGCCAAAGGAAGATCAACACCAGGACTAGGCCCTGCATACATCTGATGAGTTATTTCTTCGCCTAACTCTTTTTTACTTTCGGGAGTCTTGCCTGGGTCGTAAGCCCAATTTTTTAGGGAAATGTCACGCTTTGACCAAGGACATTCTTCAGAAATTCTTTTACCTCTAGGCATACCAAGCATGCGAGTGTTAAAGGCTATAGTCTTGTTTGCCCATGTAATATGCTTTGCTGTCCACTTATCTTTAGGAGTAGATAAAAGTTCTAGGTTACGATTAATAGGACCTCTACTAAGAGATGCTCGTTTGGAACAAGCACTCTCAGACCATTTCTTAAGGGCTGCATAACCCATGTTTGTTTCTTTTTTATAGCTTGCAAACACTTCGTCTAATTTTTCTTTATCTACCTCAGCAGCTTTTTCGTTTTCATTTTCTTCTATTTCTTTTTCAATTTCTTTTTCCAGAGTTTCAATTTCACTTTCTTCTTCTTGGATTAAAGGAAGAGAAAGTGAAACTGAAACATTTTTCTTTTTAGACACAAAAGAAGATAATGTTCTTTTGATAGAAGGAGAAAGTTTTTCTCCTTCAATGTGTCCACGGGAAAGGTGGGCTGCAAGTGCATCTTGGTTTGCAGGGATAGGCACTACGCTCCACTCAATCATATCCCATTCTAAAAATCGAAGGCATGGCATTTGACGAGCAGAGTTAGAACGGAAGTTAAGAATCTCTTCCCCTGTTGTTATGTCGATAAGGTCTTCTTCATCTTCATCTTCAATAAGAGTAGCTCGGATAGGAAGAAAACCTATGGAGCAAGCTTGTAATTCTTTGCGGGCTATTAGACGAAAGATTAGTTCTGACTCACGGGTTTCTCCGTGGAAGTAAGCTGTAGAGTAGATTTTGTCTTCAAGAATCTCAAGGGCAAGGTTGCCTTCTGGGTCACGGGCAGATGCAATAGGAAGCTCTTCGGTTTTGTGAGCAAAGAATATGCGAGGGTTACGAGTATAGTTTTTAAGATGGGATACGCAACCTCGGGGTAAAACAATGTCACCGTGTCTATCTTTGCCCGATGTTGTAATTACAAAACGAGCGGTCATGTTGTATGTATCTACCTTTGGCTCTTCAGCATCATCTGAATCAAGAGCTAGGGGAGCGGAAGGCGATTGGCCTAGGGTGTGAGCCATGTTTCGTAAGTACTGGGGAGGTAGGGAAAGTACCCCAGACTTTTTTAGTTGATCGTTATGAAAAGCTTTTCGGTCTTGAATAAACCTTCTAAGTAGTTCGGGACTGGCTGTTTCAAGCGATGATGGTATTTCAAATTTACTCATGATTATCCTCTGTTATCGTTTGGATTGGATAAAGGAGCGGGTACGGGAGCATGTGTACCACCCATTGGATTGCTTGCAACATTAACAGGAAGAATTGGGTTATCCCCCCATGCTGTTGGAAAAGGTTGTCTGCCACGCATAATACGAACTTCGTTAGGAGTTATAGCACCACACATTAAGTCGGTTTGAATTTGTTTTTCTACAAGCTCTGGATCGTGCGGGGTGATGTCTTCCCACCAAACTTTTAAAGATTCATCATAACGATGAGCAACCTTCTCAGTGATTACTTGACCAAAATAACGGAGTAAAGGGTTAATAGTTTGCTGCATAAACCCAGCATGAGATGCCATTACCGAACCATATGTCATGTCTTTAGAAAGCCCTGCTGCGGAGGCGGGTACACCAAACAAGGCTAGTAGGTTGTCTCTTACTTCGTTTGCCGTTTCACCGAATAACATTTGGTTAATGCCAAGAGATATTGGGTTAACCGAAACACCTGGCGGTAAAAACATTGGACGGTTAGATCGGGTTTCACCTGTGTATCGGGACATAAACTTGGATTCAATTCGGCGAAGGTCTTCATCACTAGGGTCTTGAAACTTCCCATCAAACTGAACAGCTACTGTTGGAAATGTTCCGTTTTTGTAAGCATGCCAACGACTGCGGTTAATCATTTCCATTGTATCGCCCCACTGTGCGCCTGCTGTTAGCGGGGAGTAACCATCAATCTTTGAGATGGGCGACTTGTCTTTAAACACTACGATTTCGTCAACAGGTAAAAACTTACGAAAGTAATTACCCTCAATAGGTCGGATCTCATAACCTTCAATAAGTTTGTCTTGACCAACAATGGGCCACATCCAATGCGAAGGAACTACCCAAATTGCAGCAGGGAGGCCAAGAGCATTCTTTGGCATCCACCAGTACGCTATACCTGTGAGGTGATGAAACATGATGGTTTCATACCAAAGATCATAAGAAGTGTCAGGATCGTTGGGGTCTTTTAACAAACGCAGTAAGGGGTGTTTGTCCGGTACTGGTTCTAAGTCTTCATGGGATAGCAGGGGTATTAGGGCTTTTGAGCGTAGGTAGTTTGCACGGGGAGCAGCTAAAGAGTGATGGTATGTCCATGACACATTAGGTATTTGAGAAGCAACTTGCTTGGCAATAGTTCTGACTGCAATGTATATCCAGTGCTTAAAGTTCCGAACTTGCTCAATGCGAGAGTCTGTCCATGCAGCAACATAGGGAAGAAAGGAAGGACCATAAGATAGAAGCGTTGAAAGATCCCTATCTGATGCTTGGTCAGGAGGGAGGCGAAGTTTACGCTTACGCTTTGCCATAATTAACCCTTATATTTAAGATCGCTAATATTGCTATTATGGTATAAATTAAGATATGGATCAATAGAAAGATGCCACGGAGATGAAAAAATGGCAATAAATTCCAGAATCAAAGACCTTTTGAACAGGCATAGGAATGTTTGGGATATAGCAAGTTTTATGACTGATTTAGATTTACGAGGAAGTGCATTGCTTCGGGCTATGGGAAAAAGTAATTCTATCCTTCCTCTCCCTGTTGATGGTAGTGCCACCGAATTATCAAAGTGGATAAAAGAAGTACGAAGAAGAAACCCAAGTGTTTATAGAAGTTTGATAGGAAATACTTTTGTCACAGATGTAAGTAAGCATCTTAGTGTATTAAAAGATAATTGGCTTAAGTCTACATTTATGCAACAGCTTAAAAAAGATAAACCACAAGCGTGGAATAAAATTGTGACTACTTATGAAGACGGGGATAAGTATGTTTTGGGAGCATTAGAAAGAAGAAAAGCTTTTGCAGATCAGCATTTTAAGTTTGTAGAAGAAGCAAGGTTTGCACGGACAGGAAGAAAGTCGGTATTAAGTAAAGAACAAAATACGGTAAATAATTTAG